TCGGGTTTCCCTTTGGGTTTTTGGGGTGTCGCGACGCTGGGTGATGCGACAGGTGGGATGGGGTGGGGTTGGCGTTTTTTATGATTGTGTCGCTTTGACAGGGGAAGCGACAGAAATGCCCCGGGATGAATACAGTGATCTGCGTGCGGCCTATGCGGCGGCGACAGGGGTGACTTTGCGGACGGCGCAACGGCACCAGCGACAGCGCCACCCGGACTGGGAACGGTTCATGGGGGTGCGCGCGAGCGAGGCGGTGCGGAAGCTTGAAAAGACCGGCGCGATGGACGCGGCTGGGGTGACGGCGCTGGCGGAGGTTTCGCCGAATCGACCGAGCGAAGTGCCGGCGTTTGTCGAGGAGGACGATGCCGGACTGCATCCGGTGCAGATCGCCGCGAAGCGGGCGTGGCAGGTCTACGAGCAGACCTATGAATCTTGGAAGGGAATGCTCGGGAGCATGTCGAGCCAGCCCATGGCGCTGGTGCATGCAAAAGAGCTGACGGGCCTGCGGGCGGATTGGGAAAAAGCGCGGGCGGCTTTGGATCGGTGGGAGGTCGAGAATCGACGGCTGATCCCGGTGCATGAGTTCGAGGCTTTCGTGCGGGACTTCCTGCTGCCCCTGGCGGAGCTGCTGCGGAATCTCGACGTGGAACTGCCGCTGGTAGTGAATCCGGACAACCCGGGGCTGGCCCGGGCGCGCCTGCTTGATTGGAAACGGACGCAGGCCGAGCCGCAGATCCAGGGGATGCTGAACGGTTCGGTGGAGTTCCTCGCGGCATGAGCAGACTCGCCGGCATCGTGGCGCCCCACTTTCGATTCACCCGCGCGCCAGGGGTGACTGAGTGGGCCGAGGAGAATCTGGTGCTGCCGCGCGAGATGGCACCGCGAGCGCCGGGACCGTTCTCGACGAGGGGACGGCCGTGGCAGAAAGAGCTGCTCGATCCCTGGCATCCGGAGAGTGGGGTTCGGAAATACTCGGTGGCCGCCGGCGTCCAGATCACGAAGACGACGGCGATGGTGATCGGGACGGCTTTCCGGCTTCGGTATTCACCGGTGCCGACGATGCTGGTCTACGGAATGAGCGCGGACGCGGCAAAGCGCGAGGTGGCAAAAAAGCGCCTCCATCCTTTGATCAATTCCAACCCGTGCCTGGCGAGTCTGAAGCCGCACAACTCGGATCACTTCGGAACCTCGGAGATGATGATGGCCTACTGTCCGATCCTTGTGACCGGGGCGGGATCGAGCACGAACCTCGCGGGATCGACCCAGGGGATCGTGGCGATCGATGAGGCCGGGAAGATCATCCAGCAGAATTCGGAGGAGGCACCCGAGGCGCACCCGATGCGGCTGGCGGCCGACCGGACGAAGGACTTCGCCGGGATCGAGTTTGTGTGGCAGAGCTCGACGCCGAACAGCCCGAACCACCCTTTCTGGAAAGATGTCGAAGAGGGCACTTTCGATCACCTCTTTGTGCCGTGTCCCGAGTGCGGAGATTATTTCCCGTTTGAGTTTGAAAGCCGGAAAGGAAAGGAAGTCGGCGCGGCGACGGAGCTGGTCGATACGATGGACCAGGGGCGGCCTTCGGAATATCGCTCGGTGATCTGGAGCCCGGCGGCGCGCAATGGCGACGGCACCTGGAACGAAGATCTCGTGCGCGAGACGGCCCGCTATGTCTGCCCCCACTGCGGCTTCGATCAGATCAAGGACGAGCACAAGCCCGAGATGATGCGGGCCTACGAGGTCAAAAGTCTGAACCCCCGGGCCTCGAGCGCAAACCGATCGATCCGGATTCCGTCCTTCTATTCGCCGCAGCGGCGCTTCGGAGATCTCGCGATGGCGTTTCTTGGCCGCGGTGATCTTTTCACCTCGGGCCTGCAGAATCTCTACAACCACGAGCTCGCGAAACCGTGGACGGACATCGATCTGCGATTGAAGGACGAGGATCTCTGGGACTGTCGGGCGACCGGTGACCTGGCTTACCTGCGCGGGACGGTGCCGCCGAAGCCGGGCGTGCTTTTCGCAGCGGCGGATCCGGGGCAGGTCGCGACCCACTGGGTGGTCGGGATGATCGACTCGGATGAAAATCTTTGGATTGTGGACTGGGGCACCACGCTGACGATCGACGGACTGCTGACCGAGCGTCACCAGTGGACCTACAGCCGGGCCGCGGCGCCCGATCGGAAAATGACGCCGCAGCGCGCGCTGGTCGATTCGGGGGATTTCACGAGCGACGTCTACAAGATGTGCCAGCGGTCGGGCCGATTCTGGTGGCCATCAAAAGGATCGGAGGCGACCTCGGGCGAGTGGGGGCAGAGCAAGCTCGCCGCCTACCCGGGCCTGATGCTCTACACCTACGTGGACAAAGTCGCGAAGGATGAGCTCTACGATCTGCGGATTCACCGAAAACAATCGCGGCGGCTTTTCCTGCCGAGCGATGCGACCACCGATCTGATCGACGGGATGCGGGGTCAGGAGCGGATCGACAAGGGACTGCGAGCGCGGTGGAAGAAGGTGCGCGAGGATCACTACGGTGATGCGATCAAACTGCTGCAGGTGATCTCGTGGATTTTCTCCGGGGCGCGCGTGCCAGGCGACGATGGGAAATCGGCGTGATGTGCCGCGCGCGGCACAAGTTGACGGGGATGGGGTGGAAGAACACTGAAAGCCAAGCGACGGCGAAGCCGTTGCCTGCGCTGGATTATTCTGACGGTCGTGCGAATAACCAGAATACTTCCGATGAAATTTAAAGACAGCATATATAAAAAACAGCGATTGAGTGCCGATCTCAGGCATCCTCAAACTGGCGAGTTGCTGATCCCGGCAAACCGGGAACTAACTCAAGCCCTGATTGATCGCGCTGAATCGACGGGCGTCAAGGTGACTGCTGAAATGTTCAGAATGCCGCGTCCTAAGATTTCTCCGCTGCGTCGTTCCGCAGGGTGGCGCGCGGATGATCTCCCGCCGATGATCGAGCTCTCTCCTGACGAGGATCCGTTTTTGTGTTCCAATGATGTGCTTGTGACTGTCGTGGAAGGAGATCGTCGGGAGGTGATGATGGGGCGTTTTTGTGAGGCCTATGGGGGATGGACAGTGCTAACGGAGGACGGAGCAAGAAATTTAGATCGGCGGCAAACCGTCGCCGCATGGATGCCAATGCCAATACCCTTTGATCCGAAAACTTCTTCAGGGACAGATGTCCCATAAATTTCCGGCCCGCTCTGTCCGCCGCGCAGACCTTTGACACCCGCCCGCGCGCATGGCGCGGCACTCTACCCTGGTCAATTCCTACATCGCCTCGGCCCGGGCGGCTTCGCCGACGGAGGCGGGGCGTCTCTCTTGGTTGGAAGCTCGGCGCGCTGAGCTCTCGATGGAGATCGAAGGCGGCGATTGGGAGATCAGCAGCAGCAGCCACGACGGCAAGAGCGCCGGGATGCGACGACACTCGACGGCCGGTGCCCGGCTCGAGGCCGTCTTCGAAGCGATCGAGATTTTGACGACCGATCCCACCGCCACGAAACGCCCGCGCGGCGCCATCCTCGTGCCGCGGTTCACGGGCATCCCGCACGCTTGATCCCTTTTCCCCTTTCGATGAATCTTTCTCCCCAGGCTCTCGCTGCTCTCAAGAATCCGCCGGCACAAAAAGCGGCCGCCCGTGAGGTGGTGCGTCGTGTCCGCGCGGCGGTGACAAATTCGGACTGGGCCACGTTCGGCAATGCCTCGACCGGCTACCGCACGCGTACCTCGGCCTCGCTCACAAATCTGCGCGACCCGCAGCCCGCCGAGCGAAAAGAGGCGGTGCGGAATTCTCGCTTCCTGCGTGCGAAGCTCGGGATCTTCAAGGCGCTCTATGAAAACACGGCGCGCTATTCGCTCGGCCGCGGCCTGATGCCGACGAGCTCGTGTGCCGATCGTGAATGGGCGCAGCGCGCCGACGAAGACTTCCGCGCCTGGGCGAGTCGGCAGACCTCCGACATCCGCGAGGCGCTGACCTTTTTCGAGGCGCAGAAGGTGGTGCTGCCCGATGTGATGTGCGACGGCGATGCCGGCGCGGCCCCGGTGATCAATCTCGACGGCCAGCCAGCGGTGCAGCATTTCCCCAGCGATGTGATCGGCGAAGCTTCGGGCGAGAGCATCTTTGGAAATGGGAAAGGACGATGGCGCGATGGGATCCTCCGCAATGCAGTGGGCACGCCCATCGCCTACCGCGTGCTGCGCGATCCGATCGAGCGGATGCGCGATCCCTCGGCCCGGGCCTACTGGGATTACCCCGCCCGGAAATTCTGGCACCTCGGCCGGCAGGATCGGCTGAATGCAAACCGCCCCCTGCCGTGGATCCACCACGGCGATCAGTCAGGGCTGAACGTGCTCGACATGAATGTGCTCGAGATGCAGGTGGCGAAGGTGAATGCCTTCTTCACGGGTGCGGTGAAAAGTGTCGAGGGCGGTCTCTCGGCCGGGATCCGCGACCTGATCCACAGCGAAGATCAAACCATCTCGACCGGCGTGGATGCCCAGGGCAATCCGACGACGAAGTCGGTGGGCCGTAGCTTTCTGAATCTCGACGGAGCCGGTGGAATCCTTGAAATGGAGCCGGGAGAAGAGTTTCAATTTTTCACGAACAACCGCAACGCGGCGAACTTCAAAGAGCTTATCGAATACTTCGTGGCCGACATCTCGATCGGCTTCGGTTTGCCGTCGCAGTTTGTCTGGGCGCTGACGTCGCTCGCGGGTCCGCATGCGCGGCTCGTGCTGCAGCAGGCCGACTGGTTTTTCCGTGATGTCGCCGACATCATGGTTTCGAAATACTGCCAGCCGGTCTGGGAGGAATACATCGCCTTCCGCATGAACACCGGCGCCCTGCGTGCTCCGGCGCCTGGGACGAACTGGCGGGCAGTGCATTGGCAAGGCCCGGGCTCGATGACGATCGACAAGGGCCGCGACGGAAAGCTGCACGTCTCGCTGATCGAGAATCTGATGGGCACGCGCAAGAGTTTCTTCC